TGTTGGTATGCGGTCAAGCAGGGTGTTCCGTTTGCAGAGGCGTTGGCGCTGCTGTGGGATGAGGAGACGCAGGCGCTGTTTGCGTCAATTATCGCGTTTCACTTTGGGGCGCGGAGTTTTGGCAAATGATTGGCGTGTATGCGGTTGTCAACAAATTCAACCATAAAGCATACATAGGCAGCAGCGCGGATGTTGGCAAGCGACTGGCCCAACATCGCTGGTCTATAAAGCATGGCAGGTTTCTCAATCGCCAAACATACCAAGAAGATGCAAAGGCGTATGGGTTTGGTGCCTTTGAGTTCAGGGTGCTTGCGCAAACTGACACCATTGAGCAGGCAAGAGAGCTTGAAACAGCGTGCTTGGAAATGTGGTTTGGCGACGATTTATACAATAAATGCGCGCACGCTGATGGCTCTACTGGCGTAAAACGAAACTCCAATGCGTACAAAACTGGAGCAGCAAAGAGGCTTAATGACCCTCAGTTTGCATCCAGACTATCGGCTGCTTGTCGCGGTGCGCGACGCATCGTCTCCTGCCCACACTGTAGAGTCACGGGCGGAGGCGGCAATATGCGTCGCTACCACTTCGACAAATGCAAAGCAAATGAAAACAAGTGATGCAGGCAGGGCGCTAATCAAGCATTTCGAGGGCGTCCATCGTCGCCCTTACCTTTGCCCCGCATCCCTTTGGACCGTGGGTGTTGGACGAGTCCTCTATCCCGAGCAGAATAAGCTCAAGGTGCCGGAGCGGAAGCTGTATCCCCTGAAGCCCGAACACGACCGAGAATGGACCGATGCGGCAATTGATCTCTTGCTTGACGCGGATTTGCTTACAGCTGAGAGCGGGGTTTTACGACTTTGCCCTGATAGCGCTTTTAGTCAAAACGAGTTCGATGCACTGGCTTCCTTTGCCTTTAACGTGGGCACTGGCGCCCTTCAGGCTTCTACACTCCGCCGTAAGTATAATGCCGGGGATGTAGCCGGCGCGGCAGAAGAGTTTGTAAAATGGAACAAAGGCGGTGGTAGAGTGTTGGTGGGATTGACCCGCCGCAGGCTTGCAGAGCAGGCGCTGTTTTTGTCCAAAGGTGCATGACATGCCACTGAAAAAAGTGCTTCTAAATGCCGGTGTAAACCGCGAAAACACTCGGTATACCAACGAAGGTGGCTGGTACGAGTCCGACAAAATCAGGTTCCGCCAAGGCACCCCCGAGAAGATCGGCGGGTGGGAACGTATCTCGGACTATATTTTTCTTGGAGTGTGCCGGTCGCTGTGGAACTGGGTGACTCTTGGGGGTCAGAATCTCATCGGTGTGGGCACCAACCTCAAGTTCTACATTGCGCGTGGGGGCGAGTACTACGATGTCACCCCTTTCCGCGCCACGGCTACCCTTACCAACCCGTTCACTACCTACTCCGGGCTTACCACTGTACTGGTCACCGACGTAGACCATGGTTGCGTGACTAATGACTTTGTCACCTTCAGCGGGGCTTCCGCAGTGGGTGGGCTCCTCCTTGACGGCGAGTATCAAGTCACCGTGCTTACCGACGATACCTACAACATCACTGCCGCATCCCCCGCATCCAGCTCTGCTACGGGCGGAGGTACCGTTACTGCGGAATACGAGTTGAACACGGGGAACGAGATCAATGTACCGGTTGTGGGTTGGGGCGCTGGTGGGTGGGGGCTTGGCGGTTGGGGAGAAGGGGCGGAGACAACGGTGCTAATCCGGCTGTGGAGCCAGACCAATTTCGGGGAAGACCTGATATACGCCTACCGCGGAGGCCCTATTTGCTACTGGTACGCTAGTACAGGCACTGAAGTTCGAGGGGTTTTGTTGGAAGACTTCATTGACGCTTCTGACGTGCCGGTGGTTGTCAACGGTATATTCGTATCCGACGCCAGTCGGTTTTTGTTTGCTTTTGGGTGCAACGAGCTGGGGAGTTCCGACATTGACCCGATGCTGATCCGCTGGTCGGACCAAGAAAATCCCTCGATGTGGACCCCTTCTGCTACCAACCAAGCGGGCAGTCTGCGGCTATCCCATGGGTCCGAAATTGTCGCCTACATACAATCCCGCCAAGAAATTCTGGTGTGGACGGATTCCAGCCTGTACTCCATGCAGTACCTCGGAGCACCCGAAGTTTGGGCCTCGCAGCTCTTGGGGGACAACTTGTCTATCGCAAGCCCCAACGCCGTTGCGTTTGCCAGTGGCGTGGCGTACTGGATGGGCAGGGACAAGTTCTACATCTACAACGGTGTGGTAGCCCCGCTCCCATGCGACCTGCGTAAGTTTGTATTCAATGACTTCAACACCGAACAGTACGAGCAGGTGTTTGCCTCGACCAACGAGGGGTTCAACGAAGTGTGGTGGTTCTACTGCACGGCGGAGTCCGACACCATCGACCGGTATGTAGTGTTTAATTACGTGGAAAACGTGTGGTATTACGGCTCCATGGAGCGTACGGCGTGGCTGGATTCCGGCTTGCGCGACTACCCCTTAGCTGCCACCTACAGCTACAACTTGGTCAACCATGAGTATGGCACCGACGACGCGGAAACCTATCCTACAGAGCCAATTTATGCGTATATCACTTCTGCGCAGTTTGATCTCGACGACGGGCATCAGTTCAGTTTTGTCTGGCGCGTGTTGCCGGACATTACGTTCAACGGGTCCACTGGGGAGTCGCCTTCGGTGGTAATGACCTTGTTGCCGTTGAAAAACTCAGGCTCTGGGTACAACAGCCCACTGTCGGTTGGTGGAGAGGCCGATGCGGCCATCGTGCGTTCTGCAGTGATTCCAGTTGAAGAATTCACTGGGCAGGTGTACACCCGCGTGCGGGGCAGGCAGTTGTCGATGAAGGTGGAGTCCACCGATTTGGGTGTGGCGTGGCAGCTAGGCGCTCCGCGCTTGGATGTTAGGCCCGATGGCCGTAGGTAGGCGTTGATGATAATCCAACTACTAAGGTCTGTCGTAGCCCCTGCGCTCCCCCAAGCCCCACTTGAGTACGACAAACGGTTCACCGATCAGTACAGCAGTGTGCTGCGTCTTTACTTTAACCAGTTGGATAAGTTACTGAGGTCCATTGTGAGTAGCACAGAAGACGTTGGGGTATATCCCGGAGGCACCGCCGCCGACGCGTTCGGGCGCATGCGCGTAAGCCAGCCTTACACCTTGTTTGATAGCCAGAACCGGTACGCGGCGGATAACCAGTTCAGCACATCCACCGCCACTGGGGGGTCTACCACGTACTTGCCCTACGAGTCTTCGGTAAGCATGGCTGTGACGACAACGTCGGGGTCTGAGGTGGTGCGTCAGTCTTACCGGTGTATGCCCTACCAACCGGGCAAAGGGCTGTTGGTGTTAGCTACGTTTGTTATGAACGCTGCTAAAACTGGGCTACGGCAGCGGGTGGGGTACTTCAACACTGCTAACGGCGTTTTCCTGCAGCAAGCCGACACTACGATTTCCTTCGTGCTGCGGTCGAACTCCCTCCCTACGCCGGGTACGCCAAGTGACATCCGTACGGTACCACAGGCCGATTGGAACGAGGACAAGATGGACGGTACCGGTCCCTCTGGACGGACACTGGACTTAACCAAGAACCAGATTTTCTGGGTAGACTTTGAGTGGTTGGGTACCGGCGACGTGCGGTGCGGATTCTACGTGGACGGTCGGCCTGTGATATGCCACATCTTCCACAACGACAACACCCAGACTGCGGTATACATGCAGACTGCCATCCTGCCAGTGCGGTACGAGATCACAAACACCGGCACCACCACCGGGGCGTCGGCCATGAAACAGATATGCTCGTCGGTGATCTCCGAAGGGGGTTTTGAGCAGATTTCCATCGACCATGTCGCCCGCCGCACCACGTCATTCACCAACATTGATACTGCGGCAACCTTTTACCCCATCGTGTCGATCCGCCTCGCGTCGAGCGCCTTGGGGGCGGTGGTGCTGCCTAACCGCACGCAGTTCTTGCCCCTCGGTTCCCAGAACTACGAGGTGGCGTTGTTGAAAAACCCTACGCTTACTGGGGCTACGTGGGCAGCTACAGTACCTACCGACTCCAACGTCGAGTACGACGTGGCGGCTACGGCCATCTCCAGCGTGGGGACCATCGTGCAGACTGACTACGTGACTTCCTCCGGCAGCGGTGGCACTGTGAATACCGCAGCGCCCACTGGGTTCAACTGGGACTTGCAGCTTGGGGCCTCGTTGGCTGGCGTGAGTGACATCTACACGCTTGCAGTACGCACGGTGTCTGGCGCTACCAAGGGCGAAGGTGTAGGGTCCCTTTCCTTCTACGATTTGACGCAATAGGAAACGAACATGGCTGCCCCTACTAGAATTACAGCCGAGATGCTTCCAAATGGGCTCTTTACCCCGGAGGCTACGGCACTACGCAATGCGGCTTATCCCGCTGCGACTGGTGGGTTGGGGTCGTTGGCCGGTTCTGTTTTCTTCCCGTCATTAGTGGCTGCGGTGCTGTCCACGCCGATGCGAGCACGAAAAGCTCGGGAAGCTGAGTTAGCGCGGGAGGAAGCAGAGCGCAAAGCTATCTTGGGGGAGATGGCGGAGAAGGGGTACGACATCACTAAGCAATCCCCAGAGTATTTTGCGTCTATGGGGGCGCCATGGGAGGAGTCACCAGATAGCTCGACAACCGCGGGCTCCTTAGCTGCGGAAGCGCTTGCTAACGATATGCAGTGGTACAAGAACACCAAGACCTTGCCGGGGACTGAGGACGCCACAGACTACATTAACTCCCTGAACCCCGCGTACAACCCCGTTGACTACGGCAAAAATGCAGCAGATACAGTAGCGGGTATCCTTAAAGCCGATGACACCATCAAGGGAGTGATTTTTGGACCGGGTGGAGTAACGGGCAACGTCATTTTTGGTGGCGGTGTTGGGCCTATCCCCGGGGGCGACCCTGCTATTTACACAGGCACCTACGGTGGGGTTAACACTGGGGTAACCACAGGTATCCCGGCGGTCGATGCTGCGATCCGGCGGGTGTTGGACCAAAAAGTGGGGGGCAAGACCACGACCTCGGACGTGATCGTAGAGACTGCCGCAAAAGTGTTGGGTATCCCCATAGACGAAGCCATCGACATCCTGAAAGACAGCGGGGTTTTGACCTCTCCCGGCCCCGTTATGGGTCCGTTACCCCCAACATCAACGACCCCAACGTCTACGGCGCCCGCGGGGACCACACCGGCTCAAGATTCAACCGGGGGCACTACAGTGGGGGTCAGTAACGAGCCATCGCTTTACGCCAAAATTCTGGATTGGCTGGGTAAGAACAAAGATGCCACTGACGAAGAAATCCGGACCGTTGCCGAGAATGCGAAGGTTACGCCAGAGGACAATGCCAAGGCCACGGGCGCTTCAGTAGAGGACGTGCAAGAGCGGTGGGACAACGCCGGGGGGAATGTACTGGATACTTCCACAGGTGGAGGGGTATTGAATACGACGACCAAATCCCCTGTGACCGCAGAGGTGCCCAAATCCGATACAGAAGAAACGGGCAGTTTGGATACGACGACCAAACCCCCGGTGCTGGATACGACGAGTGGGGGTGGTGGAGGTGGTGGGGGGTCTACATCCCCTGCGTATGACGCGTTGGTGCCTCAGTATCGCACAGTTACCACTACACCCGGCGAACTGGCAGATATTAAGTATTTGTTCGACATCGGCGGGGAGAGTATATTTGCCCCCAATGCGGAAGACGAAGAAGACACCGACCGCGAAGGCGCGAAAATCCGGGATTTGTATCGGAGTTCATACGCGCAAGGTGGTTCGGTTGATATAGTCGATATGGCACTACAGCTCCTGCGAGGTTGATATGGCGTGGTATGACTTTCTTAAGAAAGACCCCAATGCAAAGTTTGGGTTGGATAACCTCAGCACCGCTGCCAAGGTGATCGGGGGGTCGCTTGGCACGTACGGTATCGCCAGTGCGTTGGGTAAAGCAGACAGCCTGAATAAATTCCTCGGTTTTGGGGGTGGGGACTCCGCCCCAGTTGGATACCAAGGGGGCATCCCCGAGTACACTGCCAGTCGCACCGCGGTAACTCCTGTCCTAGACCCCAAAGCTCCGCGTCGTCCCGGTTCTTTCGGACGCCGCTATTTCAGCGACATGGCTTTCACGCCAACAGGCCAAAACCTCGGGGGTGTAAAGGCCCCAGTTGCTGGGGAGCGTATGTCCCAAGAGGACCTTACGGATTTTATAACCGCATTCACAAGTCAACCCGCCGCCGGCGCTGCTCCAAAATCGGGTACTACCACGACTCCGTCGGGGGGCACGAAGACGATCCCCCAGCTGCCGTTGAAGAAAAGCACTACGCCAGTGGCTATCGGTGCAGCCCCAAGTGATATGACCAGTAAAGACGCTCTCGCAGCATACGCCAAGAAGGCAATGTCCGGTGCGGAAAATGAGGGGCGTTCAATTGACAGTGGAGAAGCTGCGACTTTGCTGTCAAGCGCAAACGCGCTCAACGTGTCCCCCAAAGATTTAGCGGCGATGCTGGGGGTGTCTGAAACGCAGGTTATAAATCGTCTGGCGACGGACTACCCCAACATGAAAGACGATTACCTGACAAGGCACGGGTACCAATATGCGCGTGGGGGTCTGACCTCGTTGGGGAGGAGTTCAGCTCGCCGGGCGCAGTCTCCAGTAAGTTTCCGAGCTGCGAATAGTTCGCAGCGTCCTCCACAACAGCGCCCCCAACAGTGGGACCCGGGTAATGGCGCTGCGGGTAGGTTGTCTCCAGCTGATGGGTTTAGCGGCCCTATGGTATCGCCGATGCAGCCGGGCATGAGTCCTACGAACGGTAGACCGGGCATGAATCCTTATATGGATGTCTTCCCTCCTCCGGGCATGAGTCCCGCAGGCGGCATGGCCCAAGCCAACAGTGGTACATACGATGTAGGCGCGCCGCCCGCAAGCCACGCCCCTATGGGTGGGTATCAACAAACCGCCCTGCCTGAGTCAATGATGCCTCAAGGAAATGTCGAAATGGCGCGAAGGGCGTTGGGAGATTTCTTTCCGCCTCCGGGCGCCGGTCCTGCAGGGGGCATGAGTCCTACAGGCGGTATGCCGGGCATGAGTCCCGCAGGCGGAAAGCAGCTTGACCCTAGTGTTATGTCATGGCTTTCCGGTATGTCGGGCAAGAGTCCTACGGGGGGCATGAACCCTGCAGCAGGTGGTATGTCGTTTGCAGAGGGTGGGTTGGCTTCTTTGAAACACGGAATGTACCTCGGCGGCGCTACCGATGGCATGGCGGACGAGCTGCCTGCTACCATCAACGGTGAGCAAGAAGCGGCGTTGAGCGACGGTGAGTTTGTGGTTCCAGCAGACGTAGTGAGCCACCTTGGCAACGGGAATTCCGATGCAGGTGCACAGGTGCTGTACGCTATGATGGATCGTGTACGCCAAGCGCGTACCGGTAACGTCAAGCAAGGCAAGAGAATCAACCCCGGCAAAATGTTGCCAAAGTGAGGTGGTAAATGGCCACAGATATAGGTAACACAGGTGACGCAGGACAACCGCTGGGCATGGAATCTTC